ATTGCTTTTTTGACTAATGTTTTTCTTATTTTTTTGATAGTATTATTTTTTTGTAAAATTTCACGGGAAATATTTAATGATAAATCATCAGAATCAACTATTCCTGTAACAAAATGTAAATATTCTGGCATAAGTTGTTCACATTTATCTAGAATAAAAACTCTTCTAACATATAATTTAATTCTGCTGGAAGCTTTATTTGAAGAATACATATTCATTTGATTATGATTTGGTAAAAATAGAATACTTTTAAAAACTGTATTTCCTTCAATACTAAAATGTAATTTTGCGGATGGAACATCCCAATCATTACTAATAGTTTTGTAAAATTGGTTATATTCATCATCAGTAACATCACTTTTGTTTTTTATCCAAATTGGTTTTTGTTCATTTAAGATATCCCATTCTTGTCTTGTTTCTGTAATTGTTTTAGTTTTTTTAGTTTTTTCTTCCTTAACTTCTTCAATAACAACTTCTTCACTTTCATTAACTTCATCGTCATCATCTTCGTCATCTTCATCATCAGAAATTTCAACTTCTTTTTCTTCAGTTTTTTCACAAAGTAAAGAAATTTTATGATCAACAAATTGTGAATGTTTGCTTACAATTCCTTTAATTCTTTGTTCATCCAAAAATTCTATTTCTTCATCTCGTAAATAAAGAATAATTTTTGTTCCTCTTTTCAGAGTTTGCTCATCTTTTTCAACATCAGTTATAGTATAACCTTTTTCGTTAGAAGACCATAGGTATTCATTATCATTATGACTTTTAGTTATAACATCTACACGATTTGCTACTAGAAATACCGAATAAAATCCTACACCAAATTGACCTATTAATTTACAATTATCGTTTCTTGAACTTGCTGTAAGCGAGTCAATAAATTGTTTTGTTCCAGATTTAGCAATTGTTCCTAAATTATTAATTAATTCATCTTTAGACATTCCGATACCTGTATCTTCAATAGTGATTGTATTATTTTGTTTATCAGTTACAATATTGATTTCTAGTTTGGATTCTTCTTTTAATATTTCTGGATCAGTAATTGATAAGTATCTAATTTTGTCTAATGCATCAGATGAATTAGATATTAACTCTCGTAAAAAGATTTCTTTATCCGAATATACCGAATTAATAATTAATTTCATTAATTGATTAATATCAGCGTCAAATTTGTGTATTTGTTTGTCTTCCATTTGAGTAGTCATTAAATATTTAAATATTTATAATCAATAAATCCTTATATTAAAATATATTAAATCTTTTGTATTTTATGTTTGTAAATTAAAATATGTTTAATTTACAAAAATAAAAGAATTTTTAATAATATATTAAATTACATAATGCAAATGTTAATGCCAAATCAAAGTTCAAATCCATTAGCCAAGGTTTTAGAATCTTTTAAAAATATTAATAATGCTTTAAATATTGCTCAATCTAAAGGAGCTTTTACATTAGAACAATCATCTATAATTTATAAAGCATTACAAGATGTAAACGAATATTTTGTAAATTCTCAACAACAACAACAACAAGGGATAACTCATATGACAAACGAAGAAGCTATTAATAGTGCAGCCCAAGAAGAACAGGGAATAATTTTGAATGAAAAAGAGCAAAAAAAATTACGTCGTATAAGTGCAATTGAAGACCAAATTGCACAGGCTGTTGAAACTTCATCTGAATCTTCTGCCGAAGAATATCACGAAGAATGTCAAGAAGAATATGAAAATGAAGATGACGAAAATAATGAAGTTGAAGTTGAAGTAGTTGAAGAAGTTGAAGAAGTTGAAGAAGTTGAAGAAGTTGAAGAAGTTGAAGAAAATATAGTAGTAGAAATTACACAAGAACAACAAGAACAACAAGAACAACAACAAGAACAACAAGAACAACAAGAACAACAACAAGAACAAGAACAAAAACAAAATACATTACCTTCAAATCATTTTACTAAACGATATAAAAAAGAAAGAGAGAAACAACTGGAAGAAGAAAACAGATTAGCAAATCGTTTCTATTCAGATAGTGATGATGAAACTATTGAAATTTAATTTATGAAAAATCTGGATTTTGAGCTTTAGTATCTGCGGTTTCATCTTTGATTTTTTGTTTTAATTTTTTAATTCTTCTTTTTAGTTTTTTACCACCTTTTCTGTCAGTACATTTTTTAACACATTTTTTATTTCTTTTTGCAAGTAAAGGAACTAATTTTTTTAATTTTTTTTCGAATTTTATAAGTTCTTTAGATTTTTTAATAGGTTTTGGTTTTTCTTCCTTGTCCTTGTCCTTGTCCTCGTCCTCGTCCTCGTCTTCTTCTTCTTCTTCTTCATCCCCATCTTCTTTTGCCTTTTTATCTGCAACTGCTTTTGCTACTGCTGCTTTTGCTACTGCTGTTGCTGCTGCTTTTGCTGCTGCTGCTACTGCTCCTGCTGCTTTTGCTCTTGCTACTGCTGCTGCTGCTTTTTTACTTATAAATCTTTCTGTTGTTGGTTTTCCAAAAAAAATAGCAAATAACATAATAAATAATGGACCTACTACTAAAATCCATGATATTATTCCTGCACCACCTTTACATAAAGAGTTAAGTATCCAAATAAATATACCACTAACAATTGTTGATGGTAGAATATTACTACACACAGATTGATATTTTGTTTCAGAAAAACTTGCGAAACATGTTATGATTGTAGCAATGGCACCAATAATTGTTAATATAAATTCAATTCTAGCAGGAGTACATAAACCTTTAAATACTTTAGTTGTTTTTGAAATAATTGTTTTAATAACCATTTAATATATATATTAAATATCTATATTAAATAAAATAAATTTAATTAAATTAAATTAAAAATTAAAGAGAAATTCTTCCAAAATTTCTAAATCCTTCATCGCTAGATTTGGTTTTTTTTTGTAATTTTTCTAATCTTTTTTCTTTTTTTTCAATTAGTTTTTCTAATTTATCTTTTCTCTCAGTTGAGCATTTTTCAGATTTGTGTCTGAAGAATGAACATTTATCCCAGTTTTCAAATCGTCCTTTCATTTTAGATAATTGTTTTTTTAATTTAGTAACTTTTTCGCTCTCTTCTTCTTCTTCTTCTTCTTCTTGTTCTTGTTCTTGTTCTTGTTCTTGTTCTTGTTCTTGTTCTTCTCCTTGTTCTTCCTCTGCCTTTTTAGCTGCTTTTGCTGCTGCTAGTGCTGCTACTGCTCCTGCTCTTGCTGCTGCTGCTATTGATCCCGCTTGTGTTTTTGCATCCGTATCCTCTTCATCTTCAAAAAGTTCATCATCTTTAAAAAGTTCATCATTATCATTATCATCACCATCATCAAAATCTTCATCATCATCAGAGTAATCTTCAAATGATTCTTTAGGAGGATTAATTACAAAGATAGAAAGTAATATCAAAGCTAAAGGGGTAAGTACAAAAATCCATGATGCGAATTTAGCTCCACCTTTACATAAAGCATTTAATATGTATACTAAAATAGCAGAAACTACTACATATGGGATAGCATCAGTACAGGCTACTTGTAATTTAGTACCGGTAGAATTAGTTAAACATGCAATAAGAACTGATATTGTTCCAACAATTCCTAATACAGCTTCAACTTTTGCTGGAGAACATAAACCTTTAAAGATTTTTGTAGAATTAGAAATAACACTTTTAATTGTTTTTACAACCATTTTATTATATATAATATACAATATAAAAAAATTTTTTATTTTGTTTTAAAAAATTTATCACTTAATGGGGTATTATTGATTTCAATACCACAAAATTTTTCTTTTTGTTTTCTATAATTTTGTTTTTTATAAATTCCTAATTCAATTGATTGTTTTAATAAGAAAACGAAATTTTTATGAAATTCTTTATTATGTCCATAAGATACAGACATAATATGTGCTAGTTCGTGAATTCCAACAAACATTAATGTATTAATTTTATGAAATTGGATTCTACGTGCAATTTTTTCATCTTTAGGTCTTATACAAAAATGTAATTCTTCCCCCTTATTAACACTAAATGAAGTATATTTACTATGAGGCGATGATTCTTGAATATTATCAGGATTAAATTTTTTTTTTAATCTATTTACTTTTTTTTGATTTATTTTATCTTTTTTGAATTTATTTAGTAAAAAATTAACAAGTTTTTTGAATCTTCGTTTTAATTCTGCAATAAGATTTGCTGCTTTTCCTCTATCAGGTAAATTCCTAACTAGATGAACTGAACCATCAACAGATGAATTTACATAAGATACATCATATTCGATAAAATTTATCCCCAGTAATATAGAAAGTGCTACGATTGATATTATAACTGCCGAATTCATGTTCTATAATAATATTATCATATAATATTATTGTAGTAAATAAAAATTATTTAATTACATTCCATCCATTCTTATTTTGCGAAATAGCTTTGCATATTTTATATAGTTTACTATGTTGTTTTGTCCTATATGTATCAAAATTATTAATTTGAAAAAAGGATTCTCCTTTGATTCTAATATTTCCAAAATCAATTAAAAAAATTGTATCATTTTTGACGCATATATTTCCAGGATTTATATCACCATGTACAATATCCGTAAGTTGTATATATTCAATAATTTTAATAACTTGACTTTTCCAAGATATTGGGATATTATTATATGTAATATTATTTCCACAATATGTCATATAAATAGTATATTCTTTTTTGTCAGTTTTGATTATTTTTGGGAAATGATTATAATGTTGAAATAAATTCAAAGCATTAACTTCTCTTTCAAATTTTTCTTCTTTTTTTCTATATATTTTTTTTTTAATTATTATTGTATTATTTTCAATAATTTTATAAACGAATGAACTTCCACTTTTAATAAAGAATTGTTCCATTTATATTATCTCATAATATAAATTTAAAATAAAGATTCGTACGCTGGACTTAAATAATTATTTCCATCAAAAGCATTAATTCCACTACCTGTACCCAAAGTTTCTATTATTGCTCCAGATTGAATAGCATTATAATTTGGAGAAAAATCTTCTTGTCTTATAGCATCCTCTAAAAATTGTGATTCAGATTGTCCATTAATACTAATACTTCTAGTTTCTAATTTAGGTCTATAATTTTGTGTAATTCTAGTTTGTACTCCTCCATCTTGACATTGTTGTCCTTGTAAATTATTTTGCGGTGTTTGAGTTTGATTTCCATTTTGAGTAACTTGTAATGTTCGATTTAATTCATTATAATGATGTTGTTTTGGATTTGGTAATGTTGTTTGTACACTACCTTGGTTTTGTTGGCTATTAGGATTTAATTGCATACTTCTATTAAATTGATTGTATTCTTGACTATTTTGTTGCCCCCCTTGTTGTTGATTTTGTTGTGCTTGTTGTAATGCTTGAAATTGTGCCATCATAAGATTCATTTTTCTTTGATTTTCTTCTTGTTGTTTTCTTTGGTATATTGAATAAATTTTGTATAATATCATAGGAATGACTATGATAAGAGTAGCAAATGCGGTTTGTCCTTTATCGTGTAAATTTTTGATAAACATCATATGACCGACGTGAAATGCTAATACAATAAGAACTGTTTTAAAATCTGGTTTAACAACTGTGGTTTCGCAACTAAAATAGTAAAAAGTGCAATATAATATGAATGAAACAATAACAAAGTATTCGAACTTATGATCAAAAAAATTATTAAACTTCTCTATCGGAAAGTTAAACATTATATTCTATATACTTATTATACATATAAATATATATTATAATTATAAAATGAATTGTCAAAAAAATATTGATAGTGATGAATATGATAAAGAAATGCAGAAATTATATGATAATTTAAAAAAAAATTTGATAGAAAGTGGTGATATAGCAACCGAAACTTTATCAAATTTACATATACAAGGTGAAGATATAAAGACAATTGATAATGGAATTGATGTTACAGATGTAAATGTAAAGAAGTCAGAAAAAATTTTAAAAAATATAAATTTCATGAGAAATATGTTTGGATATTTTTCAAAAAATAAAAAAAAAAGAAAGAGTAAAAAAGTAGTACCAAACGAATCAATAAAAAATACAGATAATTTGATTAATAAACAAAAAAGTTTAGTAGTAAAGGATACATTTCAAATAAGAGATGTAAGAAATTTAACAAATGAAACAAAGAAATTAAGAGAAGACATAGATGAAATAACACATTTAGCTCGAAGATTAACAATTATGTCTGAAGAGATGAATAATGAATTGGAAATTCAGAACAAGTTTTTAGAAAAAGTTACTGACAAAATAGATAATACTAATTATAAAGTGAAAAGATTGAACAAAACAATAAGAAAGATTTAATCAAAATGAATATAAAATTGATGTTTATATATAAATATATAAAATATATATTTTTATATATAGACTATGAATATTTCCAACGATAACGAAATTTTACTAAAAGATAATCCAAACCGTTATGTTTTATTTCCAATAAAGTTTCCTAAAATATGGGAAATGTATAAACGACAACAAAAATGTTATTGGACTGCTGAAGAAATGAAGTTAGTAGATGATATGAATGATTGGAATTTAAAATTAAATGATAATGAAAGATATTTTATAAAAAATATTTTAGCATTTTTTGCAGGAAGTGATGGTATAGTTTTAGAAAATTTGGGAAGTCGTTTTTTATGTGAAGTTCAGATTCCTGAAGCTCGTACTTTTTATGGATTTCAATTAATGATGGAATCGATACATAGCGAAACGTATAGTCTTTTAATTGATACATATATTCGTGAACCAGATGAAAAGAATAGGCTTTTCAATGCCATT